CAGAGTTAAGAATCCATGGAAATAATGTAAGTTCAGCTAGTTATCCAGGTACATCGGGTTCAGATTTTTCAGTCACAACAAGAAGTGACGGTGGATACGCAACTGGTTCTGATAGAAGAAGAAAGAAAAATATTACAACAATAGATAATGCATTATCAACTGTAAAACAGTTAACAGGAAAAAGATTTCAAACTGTAAATAGCATGAATGAAGTTCAGGGACATGTTTCAAAAAATGGATATAAATTAGGATTTATAGCTCAAGAAGTAGAAGATATTATACCAGAAACAGTTATATATCATGAAGATGAAGATGATGGAACAGATAATTATAATAGCGCATATGCAATGGATTACGGTTCAGTTGTAGCACTATTAGTAAATGCAATTAAAGAACAAGATACAACAATACAAGATTTAAAATCTAGGATAGAAACATTAGAAGGATAGTATGGCACTAACTAAAATACCAGCAAACTTATTAGATAAATCAGCTCATGTAGATTTTGCTGATAACGAAAGATTACGTATAGGTACTGATAATGATTTGCAAATATATCATAGTGGTTCGCATTCAATAATAACAGAAGGTGGCACAGGCGATTTAAGAATTGATGGAGATAGTGTTTGGATTAGAGAAGCTGATGGAGCTAATTCGATTTCAGCTTATCAAGGAACTGCAAAATTATACAAAGATGGTACAGAAAGAATAGCTACATCTTCAGCTGGTGCAACAGTGACAGGAACATTAACAGTCACTGGTGATTTAGATATTACAGGAAACGTTAACAGTGCAAGTGTCACTGACCTTGACGTCACTGATAAAACAATCACATTAGGAGTTGGTCAAACTGAAGCACAATCAGGTTCAAGTGGTATTATAATTGATGGTTCAAACGCAAGTTTACTTTGGGACGAAACAAATGATGAGTTTGTATTTAATAAAAGAATTAAAGCTAGTACTCTTGAATTAACAGAAGACACAACATCATTTAACAAAGACGCTCATATTTCTTATCATAGCGCTTCAAATGGAGTATATGTAAATGGTGCTGGTACTAATGGGTGGTTAAGATTAAATGCCTCTGGCGTAGAAAATGCTAGAAATTCTATTGACTTATTTGGTCAAGCCGGTGGAGATTATATTAGAATTAAAGCTGCCAATACAGATACAATGTGGATTGGAGCAGCTGCAGCTGGTAGAGTTGGAATTGGAACAAGTAATCCAGCTGAAAAACTAGAAGTTTCAGGCGGTCATATAAAAATAAGTAATGCTGGTAATACAAATTTATATATTAATGCAAATAATGCCGGCTCAGACGCTACTATATTTTTTGAAGAAGAAGATAGTGTAAAAGCTAAAGTACAGCACGATGCTTCTAATGATTCCTTGTTATTTACAGATGGTTCTTATACGGACACTATGACATTGAAGGGTGCAAAGGTTGGTATAGGAACTACTTCCCCGGATAGTTTCAATTCAAAGGCAAGAAATTTGGTAGTCAATAGTAATGGCGATACTGGTATTACTATAAGTGCTAATACTACTAGTGATAGTACTTTATTATTTGCAGATTCATATGCAGGTACAGGTGGTACAACTGCTTATAGAGGGGCAATTAGATATAACCATGCATCTGATAATATGAGATTTGATACAGGAGCAGGAGAAAGAGTTCGTATTGAAAGTGATGGTCGGTTTGGAATTAATACTACAAGTCCACAATTAAGTTTTGTTGTTTCTGATAGTGGAGGTTATGGTTTTGAGGTTTCACCAAATCATACAATAAATTCAGCTCAAACAACTTTAGTATTAGCTTATGATAGAGCTCAAGACACTTATAGAAGTATGACACTAGCTGCAAATGAATTAATATTTGGTTATGGTCAAACTGCTTCTAATGAAGCAATGCGTATTAATAGTTCAGGAAATGTTGGAATTGGAGAAAGTACTCCTACTCTTGGCAAATTAGAAGTTCATGGAGGAGGTAGTTCTGGTTTTTCTACCCTTCATTTGCAAGCTACAACTTCTACTCAGTTTAATCATTCTATTAATGCTTTTAATAGTAATCTTACCAATGGCGAAAATAATCTTATTGTAATAGGTAGAGCAGGAAGTACTAGGAATTCAGCTTGGATGGGTTATAAATGGTACTCTGATGCTAGTTATAGCAATTGTTTAACCTTTGGTCATTGGGGTAATAATAATATAGTAAACCTTAATGGTTATGGAGTACTTATGGCAGGAGGCTTAGAAACAGCTCCTAACTATCCAGGTGCGATAACTACAGCTAGAACTGGAAGTTCGAGCACAACTACACAAGCTACATGGGGTTTTAATTCTACTGCTAGTGGAAGCCATAAAGATTTTGGATATAAAGCTTCAGGCACAGGAAGTTACGCTTATGGTGTATTGAATGCAGCTGAAACAGCATGGATGTCTCGATTAGACTTTGCTGGAGCGATATACTTAACAAATACTACTGTACAAAGTCAATCTGATAGAAGATTAAAGAAAGATATTGTAGATGCAAATTCACAATGGGACGATATAAAAGCATTACAATTTAAAAACTTTAAATGGAAAGATGAAGCTAGAGGAACTGATACATATTTAGGTCTTATTGCTGATGAAGTAGAATCCGTAAGTCCAGGTCTTGTAGGAGTAGATGCTGTATCGGCTGAAACTATGCCAGATGACGGAATCGACCCAGAATATAAAAATGTAAAATATTCTATAGTTTGGATGAAAGCAGTTAAAGCATTACAAGAAGCAATGGCAAAAATAGAAACATTAGAAGCTAAGGTAAAAACTTTAGAAGAAGGATAAACTCTTATAAATAGAATATAATAGGAATAAACAATGGCTAAACCAAACTCAAGACAAACATTTACTGATTATTGCTTAAGAAGTTTAGGAGCGCCTGTAATTGAAATAAATGTTGATGATGACCAATTAGATGATAGAGTAGATGAAGCTTTACAGTTTTATCAGTTTTATCATGCAGATTCTATAGAAAAATTTTATTTAAAACATAAAGTCACTAATTCAACTTTAACTTTGACGGCATCAGTAGCTGGTAATTTCCAAGTAGGTGAAACTATTACCGGTGGAACATCTGGTGCTAAAGCTGTAATAAAAACTGCAGCTGCTACAAAAATTACTTATAATGCATTAGATGATTCTAATGTTGTTTTTGCAGCTAATGAAACAATTACTGGAGATACTACAAGCGCAACTGCTACAATTCAATCTATTGCAAAAGGCGATATTGAAAATGGATTTATAACACTTACTGATGCAATAACAGATGTTGTAAGAGTTATGCCTATAAGAGATTCAGTATCTTCAAGCGATATGTTTGATATTAGATATCAAATACATTTAAATGATTTACATTCAGTTGGATTTATGGGTAATCTTACTGAATATGTAATGAGTCAACAATTTTTATCTTTATTAGATTTAGTTATAGATTCAGATGAAAAACATATATCATTTGATAGACATAAAAATCAATTAAGAGTAGATATGGATTGGAATGAAGAGGTTGATGAAGATGCATTTTTAGTAGTAGAATGTTATAGAATTATAGACCCAGATACTTTTACAGATGTATATAACGATTACTTCTTAAAAAGATATGCAACTGCTTTAATTAAAAGACAATGGGGAAGTAATTTATTAAAGTTTGAAGGTATGGTAATGCCAGGTGGCGTGACATTTAATGGTCGTCAATTATTTGATGACGCAAACGAAGAAATTACAAGATTAGAGGAAGAAGCAAGATTGAATTGGGAACAGCCAATCGACTTCATGACAGGATAACCAATGCCGAGAAACGTATACTTTTCTCAGGCCGTAAAATCAGAACAACTGCTTTACGAAGACCTGATAATAGAATCATTAGGAATATATGGACAAGATGTCTATTACATTCCACGTACAATTGTAAATCGAGACAGCATTTTAAATGAAGACCCAGCGTCTACATTTGATGATGCTTTCCTTATGGAAATGTACATTGAAAATACAGAAGGATTTGAGGGTGAAGGCGATTTATATTCTAAGTTTGGTTTACAAATAAAAGATACTGCAACATTTGTTGTATCAAGAAGAAGATGGGATGATAGAGTTGGTCCATTCTCATCACAGGTAGAAAATCCTAAACCTGCAGAAGGTGACTTAGTATTTTTACCTATGACAAATTCATTTTTTGAAATTAATTTTGTAGAAGATGAACAACCATTTTATCAATTATCTAATTTACCAGTTTATAAACTTGAATGTTCATTGTTCGAATACAATGATGAAGACTTTGAAACTGGTGTTGAAGAAATAGATACTGCAACAGCAAAAGCTGCATATCAATTACCATTAGATGTGACTATAACTGGAGGTAATCATTTTACAGTTGGAGAAATAGTAGAACAAATAATTACACCAGCATCAGGTGGTACACCAGCTGTTAGAGTATTTGGTGAAGTACAACAAAGAACTAAATCATCAGATATACTTAGTAAAATATGGGTGTCTAATATTGGTAGTGATGGCACAACTGAAACTAAAACATTTACAACAGGTGCTACAATAACTGGTAAAGAATCTGGATTTACAGGTACTATAGCTAAAATATATAGTGATGTGACTGATACAACAGGGGTCACTATGCCTGCTGATGAAGAAGCTCAAAATGTAGACTTTGAATTAGACGCTGATGGATTTATTGATTTTTCAGAATCAAATCCATTTGGTGACCCATCGGAGACATTCTAATGTTTGGCGACCATTTTTATCACGCAACAATGAGAAAATCAGTAGCTGTATTTGGTACACTATTTAATAACATACAAGTTGTAAGAAAAAAAGCTGATGGCAGCACAATTAATCAAATAAGAGTACCATTAGCTTATGGTCCTAAAGAAAAGTATTTAGCAAGACTAGATTCAGCTACTGGATTTGATGCTCAAATGGGTATTAAATTACCAAGAATGGCTTTTGAAATTACAAGTTTAACTTTAGACCAAACTCAAAAATTACAAAAAAGAAATACTATATCTGAAGCACATGGCTCTGATATAACAAAAAAGAAAACAATCAAACATTATACAGCTTATGATATAGGTATGTCATTATTTATTATGACAAAAAATCAAGATGATGGTTTACAAATTGTCGAACAAATACTACCATTTTTTCAACCAGAGTATAATGTCACTATAAAACCGGTTGATGGATTTAATTATAAACAAGATGTTTCAGTTATACTTGGAGGAGTTTCAATTGATGACCAATATGAAGGAGATTTTACTGAAAGAAGAGTATTAATATATCAACTAGACTTTACTATGAAAATGAAGTTCTTTGGACCTACAGGAGACCAAGGTGTTATACGTGAAATTAATTTAGACTTCCATGAAAAAGATAATGTTGGTAGAACATTTGAAGAGATAGATTTTACTATAGGTAATACAGATACAGAATCTAGCTTCACAGTGACTACAACAAAAACTGAAGGTGGGTAATGAGTAAAAAAGATAAAATGATGAAAAATTTAGAAAAGAATTTACCTGAAATAAAACATAATAGACCTATAAAGATAGATAAAGATGTTAAAGACGATTATGAGTTCTCACGTAAAACTTATAAAGATTTAATATATACAGGTACTAGGTCCATGGACGTACTTGCTGAATTAGCAAGAGAATCCGAACATCCAAGAGCATTTGAAGTACTATCTCAAACAATAAAAAATATTGGTGATACAACTGAAAAACTAATGGCTCTTCAAAAACAGAAAAAAGATTTACAAAAAGACGAAAAAGAAGAAGCAAGACAAGTGACTAATAATAATATGTTTGTAGGAAGTACAACTGACTTACAACGGATGTTATTAAATAAAGATAATGTAATAGATGCAAAAGTTAAAGAATAACGAATTTGGTTATTTAGGCAATCCATCAGTAAAAAGAGATGGCGTTGAAACTGAATTTACTAAAGAAGAAGTTTCAGAATACTATAGGTGTATGCACGACCCCGCGTACTTCGCGCGTACGTACATCAAAATTATATCATTAGATGAAGGATTAGTACCATTTGACTTATATCCTTATCAAGAAAAGATGTTTAAACATTTTAATGATAATAGATTTAGTATTGTATTAGCTTGTAGACAAAGTGGTAAATCAATTTCATCAGTTGTTTTTTTATTATGGTATGCATGTTTTCA